AGTAATGGCTAAAGAAGGATTAAGAAAATGGTTCTCTCGCAATCAAGGTAAAGGTTGGGTAGATTGTAAAACTGGAAAACCATGTGGAAGACGTAAAGGTGAAAAACGAAAATCATACCCAGCATGCAGACCTACAATGGCTCAATGTACTTCTGCAATGAAAAAGAAAACGAGCAGTAAACGAATAAGTTGGAAATAATGCCTGATGTTATAGGATTAGCAGATGTATCTAGTAAAGATACAGGTCGTGGTAGTTCTTTAAAAACTGGAGGCATGCGTAGAACATATAATAAAAGGAAAAAGAAAATGCCAAATGCAATGAAATGTAAAACTGGATGGAAAAAAATGGGATACAAAAGCATGAGTGATTGTATGTCATATGGTAAGAAAAAAGTTGGTGATTTAAATAAAGATGGTAAGATGTCATCTTATGAAAGTAAAAGGTCAGCAGCTATACAGAAAGCAATGAAAGGTAGAAAGTAATGCCGAGTAAAGCGAAATGTAAACTAGGTTGGAAAAAGATGGGTTATAAATCTCAATCTGATTGTGAAAGTTATGGTAAGATGAAAATGACTCAAAAGCCAGACACTAGTGTTAAAGACGAAGGCTCTAAAAGGGGAACAGATAGAGCTAAAGCTGCTAACTATAGAATGAAAAAAAGATTAGCTAAACAGGCTAGTTCATATTAATGAAAATAGATATAGATTTATTTGGTGATGATACAGGCTTTGGTGATACAGTTGGTAGAGCAATTAATGTAGTTACTAGAGGAAAAATAAAGGAGTGTGGTGGATGCAAAAAAAGAAAAGCATTACTAAACAGAATGATTCCTTACAGAGGGAACAGGAAGCAATAACAAACGGAGGCCGTATAGGCGGTAAAGAAGGTGGACTTAGACTAGATGTATTTAGTCATGATGAGTCTGCATACCAAAATGGTATTGACTTCAGTACAGAAGATTGCATGGTATGTGAACTTCCAGAAAATGCACAGAGATATATAGTAGAAGACGCAGAGTACGAAGAATCTAGAGGTAGATAGTGCCTAAACAAGTATTTAAACTTGAAGGTTTTCATGGAGGACTTAATAGTAATTCTGACCCTAGAGATATAAGAGAAATAGAATCTCCGTCTTTACAAGATGTTGCAATAGATTCTGTTGGTAAGATAAAACCTTTAGGTGGTTTTAATGATGGAAATATATTTCATTCTGGTACAGTTGTAACCTCTCCAGCTCCAACTTTTGTTGTATTAGCATCATCAGCTTCAAGTATTGATGATACATATAATGGATATAGTTTGTTTATTACTGGAGGTACTGGTATTGGTCAAGAAAGATTAATAGTAGATTATGTTGGTACTACAAAAGTAGCAACTATTAATTCTAATTGGTCTACTAATCCTGATAGCACAAGTACATATGAAATAAGAGGAGATGGTAATGCAACAAGTATACTTCAAAATAGAGGTTTATTTGTTATGTCTAGTGATAGACAATTAGACTCTGACGCAGGAGATGAATTACTAATATTTTTATATGACAATGCTAATCATACAATAGATGTAAAAGATAGCGAAGGATGGGATACTGCTCTTATAGATATGGGAGGAAGTTCAACTCCAGTATTTTACGCAGCTGATAGAGTTGTAAGAGTATCTGATATAGGACTTACTAGAGATAGTCAATGGTTTGGATACATAGAAGATGTAAAATTTTATGATAACACTACACCATTAAATGCAGAAGGACCTCCAGCTGCTTGGGTAAACGTAGACCAAGCATTAGCAACTCCAACTTCTGGTAAATGTTTAATATCTACTCCTGAAGCAAATACAGATACAGATGGTATATTTTCAGCTGATAGTGAATATATTGGAAATGTTATTGATGGAAGTGGTACTGGTGTAGTAGAACATAGTGCAGTAAATCTTAGAGTTGGTATACAATACAATGAAGTAGTTTTTAATTCTAATAGAGATGATTGGGATACAATTCAGAATGCGGCTCGTCGTGATGAAACTGGAATATATCCTTGTATTTCAAGTAAAGTTACATTAATTGAAGGAGGTCCTTATACAGGTGGTCAATCTACTCAAAATTATACACTTGCATTTAAATCTTCTTTAGATTTTGGTATAGAAAGTTCTAATTCAATAGTAGTTCCTGTTTATGTTTCAGCTTCCGAAATAACAAAATTAATAAAATTTCAAGTAAGAATGGGTAATACTAATCTTGGGGGTACTAATGATTTAGCTTGGGATTTTTCTCATGAAAGATTAAATCCAGATATGTGGAATTTTTTAGTTTGTTCTCCAGATAATATTTCTCATAATTCATCTAATTTTCCAATTTCAAATTGTGATAGACTTGATGTTCGTATGTTTGATAATCAAAATATTAATTCAACTTTAGACAGAATGGATTATTATATAAGTGGAATATGTAGCATAGATTACGCATCAGTAAGCGCATTTACTCCAACTCATTATAGTTTTCATTATACTCATTTATATGATACACAAACTAAACAGGAATCATTACCATTTAAATTTAATAATGTAGATGATTCTTCTTCTCCTCATGATGTTAATGATATAAATATAGTAGGAGCTAGTCTTTTATTAAATTTTGATGTATATATTTGCCCTTATCAATCAGATGGTTCTACATATGGATTAAATAAAAGAATAAGTGGTTCTAGATTATATTATAAAAAAGAAGAAAACGATAATTATTTTCTTATTGGTGAATTAGATTTTATTGAAAATGGATTTAAGTTTTTACCAGAAGCAGATACTCTTACATATCCAATTACTGATACATCAAATACAACAGGAAATATATTAAGTAAAACTGCGTTAATAAAAGCAATATCTCTTGAAGTTGCAAACACAATAGATACATTTAAAAATATTAATGGATTTTCTAGTGAAGTAAAAACATTAAATGCTCAATATAAAACTGCTGTTATTCATGGAAGAAGAGCATATATTGGCAATATTAAACAAAACAATAAAACTTTTCCTGATAGAATAATTAAAAGTCAAGTAAACAAATTTGATACATTTCCAGCAGGAATAGGCTCTGTTGATGTTGTTATTAATGATGGTGAAAACATTGTTAAGTTAGAAGCATATGCAGATAGAATACTTCAATTTAAAGAAAATAGTTTATATATAATTAACGTATCAGAAAATGTAGAATTTTTAGAAGATACATTTAGAAATAAAGGATGTGCATTTGATTATCATGTTACTAAAACAGATATAGGAATTGCTTGGTTTAACATACATGGTTGTTATTTATATAATGGTAGAACTGTAATTGATTTACTTGAAAAGCAAGGTATAAGATTAATTAGTGAAGAAGATTGGATAGCATTTATTACTGATGGTGTTGATGGAAGTGCAGATGATAGTGATATGAGTAGTGCATTAATAGGATATATACCTAAGAAAAAAGAATTAATTATTAAAAATGAAAACAATGATATATACTTATATGATTTTGTTTTACAAGCATGGACAACAGGAGATAGTAAAGTAACTGAATCTACAGCAATGACAAACTTTGCATTAAATAAATTACAAAATTTATTTTATGTAGATAATACAACTACAATTAGAAAAACATGGATACAAGACCCAGAGTCTACTAGTAATTTATTATATAAAACTCCTGATATGGATTTTGGGCAACCATCTATTAGAAAAAAAATATACAGAGTAAGAATTAATTATAAAGGTGATGCTTCAGAATTAGGAGTATTTTACACAACAAATGGAGATACAGATAGCTATCAAAGATTTGAAGGAACAGATTCATCAACAGGTAAACCTACTGGTTCAGAAGATGCAACTCCATTACACAATAAAACTGATTTAACTCAATGGCATCAAGCAGAATTAAAACCATCTACAATTGTTAATACAAATAATATATATAGTTTTCAATTTGTATTAAATGGGATAGTTGGAAGTGATTTTGAAATAAATGATATAACAATAGTATATAGGATGAAAAATATAAAATAATGGGATTAACTAGAGAAGAACGAAAGTTATTACATCAAAAAGGAAACCAACCTACATTTGGTAGAGGCAGACCAGATAATAGAGAAGGTATGGAAGGCGATGTAGCATACAGGAAAGTACAGGGAGTAGGTCTTTCTCAATATGTAAAACAAGATGGAATTTGGGTTTTATTAAGTTCTGAAAGTAATTGAAACAAAATAATTTGTTTATTAAATTAAATAGTAAAAGTATATAGTGGATTATGGCAACAGCAGCACAAATTAAATCAGCAATTAGGTCTAAAGCAACAAGTCAAAGAAGAATGATGTCTTCATTAGCAGATATGAGTAGTTCATTAATGTCTGCAAAACAATCTTCTATGATGTTTGATTTAGAACAACAAGATAAAAAAACTATGTATGATACTTTATATTCTGGTATGGAGTTAGGAGAAACAATCATAGGTGATATACAACAAAAAAGAGAGATTGCTCAAGGTATAGAAAGATTTAAAGAATCGTTACCATCTGATTTAAGAAAAGATTTTAGAATGGAAAAGGCAAGTTTATCTGATGTTATAAAAGGTAAAAAAGGTTCTTTAACTTCTTATTTAACTGGTAAGCAAGAATACTTTATAGGAGATAAATCTTTAGGTAGTCAATATGATGTATCTGCTAGAGGAGATGAAATCTTTTCAAAAAGAATTGCTAAAAATTTATTAGATATGACAGAAGGCGAATCGTTAATAGATAAACCTACTCCTACATTACCATCAATAGAATCAATGAAATTTGATATAAGTAAAATAGGTGGAATGAAACCATCTACTATGCAAGTAAATCAAGATGCAACAGTTCAACCTGAATTATTTGGAGAAGCTGAAGATATTAATATTCCACAATCTATTTTAGATAAATATAGTTAAGGATTAGTATGAGTTTATTAAGCACACTTACATTTGCATTATCAGCAGCTCAAGAGTATGGACAAACTAAAGACATTAGAAGGCAAGCTGAGGCTCAACAAGGTTTTTATAAAGATGCTTTATCTTCTTTAGGTGAAGCAGAGAAAACATTAGACCAATCACTTCAATCTAGTTTAGAGTTATCTACATTAGAAGCAACAAGGTCATCTGAAAAATTAGCTGAATCTGGACAAAAAGCACTAGAAAGAGTTAGGCAATCTCAACAATCACTTAGTCAAAGGTCTGGATTTGCAAATCAATCTATGGATGTAGATGTTACCGAAGATGTAAGAAAAGGATTTACTACTAGAATGGAAGACTTAGATATATCACTAGGTAAAAGTCTTGCAGATGTTTTATCTAACTTTGAACAACAAAGATTTGATATGCAATCTCAAAGACAACAATTAGAAATGCAAAAAAAATTAGCAGAACAACAAGCAAATAAAAAATACTTTGGAATATTTGGATAACATATGTCTCAAGCATTACAATCATTAAACGCAATATTAAAATATAAACAAGAACGAGAACGTCAAAAGATAGATAAATCTTTAGCAATGCTTGATATGGGTAGGAGACTTCAACAAGAAGAAAGAGAAGCTGCTTTTCAATCTCAAACTATGGCACTAAGAGACGCTCAAGAAAAAAGAGCAACAGCAGCTGAGAAAGCAAGTATACAAGAACAAGAGCAAAATTTAGAATTAAAAAATATTCAAATAAGACAAGCAAACACAGAATTAAATGAACTAAATAAATCAATTGCTAGTGGTCAATTTGATGAATTAAAGAAAACAGAATTACAAATAAAACAAGTTCAATTATCTAATTTAAAACAACAACAAGAATTATTAACTAGAGAAAGAGCAGAACAAGCGTTTGACCAATACAAATCTGTAGTTGCTACTGATTATTATAATAATACTGAAAATATAATAGATAGTTTTCAACGAGAAAAAATTATACCATCTGTAGTTTTTTCAAAAGTAGAAACAGCTTTAGCTAATCAAGATTTTGAAATTGACCAAGTAAGAAATTCTATTTTAGACGCAGTAGAAGGAGATGAAAGAAAATATTTAACTAAATTAATTGGTAAAAATACTAAATATGGAGATGCTTTATTAGTAGGTATATATAATTCTGCATATAATGCTAGTAGTAAAACTGGATTAAAAGATAATAAATTTATAATGGATGCATTAGATAATATATCTGGTCCTCTTGCTAATGATAATGAATTAATACAACTTGGTGTTAATTTAGGAATTGATGGTGATGCATTAAGAGAAAATTTATATGCTGTACAACAAGTACAAAGACAAAAAGATTTTATTGATAATAAAATAACAACTGGTGAAATACAAGAAGCTATAAGTAATATAGCTAGAGACAATACTAATAAAGAAGTAGATGATTTAGCAAAAGAAATCTCTCAAAGAAAAGGTTTAGATTTTATATCTATTGATGAAAGAAATCAATTGATAGAAGAAGGTTTTTCAATAGAAGAAATAGATAACTAATATGCCTAGTGAAGCAGTAAAAAAAGCTTTAGAAAGAATAAGGCGAGAAAAACAACAAAACTCAGAAACTCCTCAATTTATAAATGCATATAATTTAGATGCACAAAATGAGACTATAGATAAGTTTGCAAACTCTCCATTATTTACGCAAGAACCATTACAACCAAGACCACAGACAAGTGATGCAGTAGGTCTACTTAAATCAGCAGGTAAATCATTATATACTGGTGTCTATGGATTTGCTGAATCTGGATTACTTGGATTGCCTAGTTTAGCAGAAGCAGCTATAGATAGATATACAGGCGTTGATATAGGGGCAGAAGATTCAGCTGAACAATTTAGAGAAGAGAGTAGTGTTGCTCAAGTAGTAGGTGGTATAGGAACTGGCGCAGGTTATTTAGCAGGTCTTCCAGTAAAAGGTAGTTTAAAACTAGCTCAAAAAATTGGCATACCTTCTGCAATTATAAGAGGATTTAGTAAACAATCTTTAAGTAGAGCAGATAAAATAACAAAGGGTATTGCTAAAAAAGGCGGATTAGATAAAAAAGTTGTAAATGATTTTAGTCAAAAATTAAAAGGTGAGACTAGAAAGTTTATATCTAAAGGAGATAGAACAGACGATTTATTTAATGCATCATTCAGTAAAAATATAAATGACTATATAGCAAAAGGAATGTCTTCTGGTAGATTAACCAAAGACCAAGCTTCAGTTATTCATAATATGAAAAAAGCAGTTACTGAAAAGGGAATACCAATAGGTACATTGCAAGATTTATCAAGAGTTAAATATGGAGCAGATAGTTTTATGGGAAGATTAGTACCTGAACTATTATTAGATGCATCTGTATTTGTTGTTGCTGATGGAGTAATAGATGCTATATCTCAAGGAAAAGAAGCATTAAAAGGTGAAAGAGAAGATTACGATTGGGAAAGAACTTTTACACAAATGGGTTATGGATTTGTAGCAGGTACTACAATTAATTTAGCTACTGCTCCTTTTAAACCTCTTGCAAAGATGTCTCTATCAAGAAAAGATTTTGCTGATGGTGTTAGAGGTTATCTTGGTATGAATACATATAAAGGTAAAGATTTAACTTATTTAAGTAAACAATTATCTTATATAGCAGACCATAATAAAGCAAATGGTAAGTCTACTAGACTAAGTAAAGATGGCAAGTATATAAATTTTGCAAAAGAAGGTAATAAAGAACTTGGTTATAAAAATATTGAAAGAGAAATGAGGAGAGAGTTTGGTGAGAATGCTGAAGATGAAGCAATAAAGTGGTTAATGAAATATAGAAGAGAATATTCTAAAGATATTATAAGAGAGTCTGGTAAAGAAGCATGGCAAAACTATAAAAATATTTGGCTTAAAATGGCAGTAGGAGGAGGAGCAATGTCTCTTACTGGAGCAGTCCAAACTCATATACAAGGTGGTGAACTAGTAGCAGAAGATTTAATATCTAGTTTTATTATAGGTTCTTTTACTCAAAGAAGAGGAGCAGGTAAATTAGATATAAATAGTAGAATGCAAAAACTAAGAGATGGTTTAGAAGAGTTTGGTATTAATGTTCAGAATACATCATTTGCTAATTCTTTTTCTAGAGGTAATGAACGATTTGGTGTAGGTATAGTAAGAGATAATCCAGAACTAACATCATATTTAAAAGAACAAAGATTAGTTAGTGATGACGATATTACAATTACTAATGATACTTTATCTCCAGATGAACAAACATTTTTAGATTTAGAAACAATACCTGATAGAGCAATAGACCCATACGAAGGTAGAATGGAAGCTATATATCAATTACTTGGAGAAGACTTTAAATACGTTAGAGAAGCAGGTCAAATATCTAAAGCCCAAGCAGATGAAATAATTAATATATTAGATAGACAAGGTTTTAAGACTGTTGAAGATATTAATAAAGCATTTGAAGATAGAGTTGTGGAGTCTACAAAAAGTATGGAGCAATCTATTACTAATGTATTAGAGAATATTAATGGAGCAAACTTAGATGACTTTACAATTAATTCTAGTAATAGAGGTTTTATTGTTGGTAAAGATTTTAAAGCATCGGAAGAACTATTAAAGAAAGCTCGTAATGGAGATTTTAAACAATGGTTAAATGGTAAAGAAGGACAAGAAGCAGAGCAAGAACTATTAGATATGTTTGCTAGCCTAGAGATGGTTGCAGAAGTAGCAAAAGGATTAGGTAATGCAAAGACACATAAAGAAAGTGTTAATACTATTGTATCTGAAAAAAGTTTAGAGACTGTATATAATATTGTAAGAGATGCTGAGAAGAATATAGATGATTCTAGTAAGAATTATGATGGTAGAAAACAATTTACATTTACAGATGTAGAATCATACATCATTCCTATGATTAAAAATAAAGGTAATAATACTACTAAAAGAATCATGGACATTTTTGACCCTAACAAAACAGATGATAAGTTAGAAAGTTTGTTAAATGATGTAGGTATACTACATAATAAAAAAATTATAGATGATTACTCTAAAATACAATCTACAGACGAAGCAAAAGCATTAGAACTAGGTAAGATTCATGGTATCATTAGAGCAATGGGTAAGTATGAGATTACAGATACAGCATCTGGTAATACAAAAATAGAATCTGATAGGATTGAAAGTCTTAAATATCATTTAGATGGATTAGGATTTAATGTAGATACATTTAATAGACCTAACTTGCAATTTATGTATCAGATGGTAGTAGCAGATATTAATAGAACAAGATTAAATAACTCTCTTATTAATGATGCTGATGTTGATTTTGTAATACAACAATCTGGTAGTGAGATATTTAGTAAGCCTGGTCTTATAACAGATAAAGGTATAAGAGGATTCCAATTAACAAAGCTATATATACCATCAGACCCTAAACTTGAATCTAAATATAATCAAAAGTTAAAAGATTTGAATGAAGAATCAGGTGGATTAATACAAGTAGTTGATGCTCCTATAATGATAAAACCAGATACTGCTTTATTACTTAGAGATAGAATGGATTCTATTTACTCTGGTGAAAATAAATTAGAACAAAATGTAAAACTTACAGAGTTATTTGATGTAATGAGAAACACATCATTAGATAATGTTCGCAATCAAATGAAAGAATACTTATTAAACTACGATAAAGAAGCTCAAGCAAGTATAATGAGTATGTTAAAAAGACAAGGTATTATAAAAAGAAATACTGATGGTTCTTTAAATTTAGAAATAAATGATACTAACTTACTTGATTTTGAAGAGGGCTTAAGAGACATAGGTAAGTTTATAGATAAAAAAGGTTTTACAGATAGTTTTGTTGAGAATCAAATACTTAAAAGAAAAGAAGAAGCATTAGATAGATTATATGTTAGTGATGCTAGTGATGTCGTTAAGAATCCTTCATTAGGATTAGATGGTTTTTATAAAAGATATGATTTTAAAATTACAAATAAAGAGACTGGCAAAGAAAGAATAGAAGACCTTAGTAAATATGATTCAAGAAATAAAGTAGACCATTTTGACGATTTAATATTTGATAAAGATGATAATGGTAAATTACAAATTACTCAAACATCAATTCAAAGAATGGCTAATTCTATTGTATCAAAAGGAACAGAGTTTAAAGATTTAAATAGAGAACAAAAGAGCAAGGTAATACAAGATATAAATCAAGTAGTCTTTGGTAAAAAAGATAAAGTATCTGTACAAAAAATAAGTTATGTAGATGGTAATGTAATATTTGAAGACCAAAAACAAATTATACAAAATAATCCAGTTCATCAGTATTTAAATAGTATTGGTATTGAATATTCTTTCTTTGATAATAATGTACTTATAAAAGAAAATGACCAATCAGGTGTAATGGTTGAAAGAAAATATAATTTATTACAAACAGAAGATATACCTGATAACTTAAAATCTAAAATATTAAGAATAAGAAATAATGTTGAAGTATCATTAGCAGGATTAACATATGGTAGACATAGTGCAGATATTAGTCTTGATTATAATAATGTAAAAAGGGGTGATGGTGATTTAGTAATAGATGAAAATGGTATTGCTCCTAACGAGATTGGTATAAAGAAGTTAGATATATTTGATGGTATGGATAGTATCGCTATTAGAACTGTTGATGCAAGAAAAATAGTAGAAGATTACAACAGATTTTATGATGAGCATTCTGATAAAGTAGATTTAGGAACTAAAAAAGTATTAGATAGTTTAAAGAAATCTTTTGATGAAACAACAGACCAAAACTTTTATGATGATAATAAAGTAGAATTAGCTGCTAGATTTTTAGTATTTGAAGTAGGATTTAAAAGCAAATCTAATGATTTATTTTATAAAGTATTAAATGAAACAGACCCTACTAATGTTGCTAAGTACACAAAAAGAATAAAACTAGTAACAACTAAAAACTTTGTAAGACCATCAGATGTTTATTTAAGGTCTGTACTACAAGCAAGAACAGCAATAACTACTAAAGGTGGTACTGATAAACCATCAGAATTAATTAAGAAAAGACTTAATAAAAAATCTCATAACATTGCTATATGGGATGATGGAACAGAATCTATATCTCAAATTGTAGAAGATTTAAAGCAAGAGTTTCCAGATGAAATGCAAGGATTTTCTTTAGAAAACTTAGGTAAGGCTCATTCAGATGTTTCTGGGTTTGATAGTATATCTTTTCTATCTAAAGATGCTATGATGGAATACCATACTTATTTAGGACATAATCCTAACTCAATGAATCCTATTAAGCCTGTTATATCATCTCAAGGAGAAGGTAAAACATTATTATATGGTAAAACATTATTTGTTTATAGTCCATCACTAGAAGGATTCTTTAAGAGAAATAGAGATGTAGATATTTTACTTACAAAATCTGGTGCAAAAGCATATGATGGTGGGGATGAAACATTAATTACTGGACAGAGATGGGATGATTTATCTAACTATACTATAAAAGATAAAAATAATCTTATAAGAAAGATAGACATTGATGGGTTAGGATTAAGACCAGAAAAAGATTCTAATTTATTATCAGGAGTAGAATCACCTGCTGATTATAACTTTTATGGTAATAGAGAAAGTGCAGATGCATTTAATGAAATAATAGTAGAACTATCAGATAACTTAAATAAGATGAAAGAGATTATGGTAGACCCTATTAAGATGAATGCTTTTATGCAACAGAAACTAATGGATGGAGATATACCATCTGACGCATCAGAAGGAGCATTGGGTAATCTCAGTACACTAATGTATTATTTAAAGATGAATGATTCAGCAGACCCATCTGATTATAGTCTTAATCAAGTACAAAAATATTTAGCAAAAGAATATATAGATAATGTATTCACAAATAGAAGAACTATTACAGATAGATTTAAAACAGAATTAGGTGGAGAATCTGGTAGATATGGTGGTCAATCTTATATTGTACAATCAGGAACAGGTCATTTAGGTCAAGGTAGAAAAACAAGATTGCTACCTACATTGTTTGATAAAAATAATAAAATGATTATGAGAGGTCAGATAATGTTACCTAACGCAGAAAAAGAAACTTCTCTATCTGGGTTACCTGATAATAAACAAATAAGAATAGTACAAAATGATAGAATAATTACTAGAGATGAATTTATTACAGAAATAAAAGCTAATGAAGCTATACAAAATGATGGGTTTGATGTTGATAATTTAATTAGTTTATTTAAAGAAGATGCTACTATTGGTAGTACACATGAATTAATAACTGCTTTATCTGAAGTATCAGGTGTTAGATATGAACTTGCTATTGCAGCTAGAAGAAATCCTAGAACTAAACCTAACGACCTTACATTATTAGGGTTAAAAGGATTCTTAGATGAAAGTCAAGGTCTTTCAGTAGAAGTAAATAGTTTTGATATAGCACATACATATGAAGGTGATTATGATGCAGATAAAGTAGATTACTTTTTTGCACATAGCAATCATTTATTTGACCATATAAATAGAGTACAACCTTATTCTGTTCAAGGTTCAGACCCAGATAATTACAATACAAAAGGAACTTTTACATTTCAATTAGATGCTAAACAATCTAATAAAGCAATGTTATCAAAGATGGGTAGTTCGATTGCATATAAACAAGCAATAGGTATAGCACAAAAGACACCAAGAAAAGTAAACTACTTACAGAATTTAGCAAATAGAGACCATTTAATAAGTGAAGATAAAAGAAGTCAATGGGATTTACATATAAAATTAAATGAACAAACAGGTGAATATGATGGACCTGAAATATTATATAAATCTGGTGAAAACGAGTTCGTTACAATAGACACAAAAACTCTTGCATATTATCATAAAGCTGCTACAGAAGCACAATATTTATTAGATGGAGTAAACAGATTAAATCCTAATATATCTTCTAATATATATGATTGGTCAGATAATTTTCTATTTCCAAGTATATCTAAATCTATCTCTCCTAAAGAAGCAAGAAATCAAGATGTTAAATCTATTATAGAGAACGGTCAAACACCAGAAGGTAAACGAATAAGAGTATTTCAAAAGTTTACATTAGATGCTGATGGTAAATACAGAGCAATAAATGATTTAAATAACTCAGATAAACTTGTTATAAGAGAATTTTTAAATCAACAAAATAAATTAATTAATGCATTTGGAGATAGCCAATATGAAGCAGGCACTCCTAGAAGTTCTACATTTTATGATTTGTATTTAGGAGCAAAAACATTTAGAGGTTTTCATAAAAACTTATATGAATCATTATCTAGGCAATTATTTTATAAAAGAAAAAAAGCAAACCTTGATAAAGAAGAACAAAATTATTTAGACAATTTATTAAATGAAGATAATGGAGCATTTAAGTCTATATCAGATAGAGCAAAAGAAATATATGATGGAGAAGGAGGTTCATACTTAGATAGAATTGCTGTTAGTATTGCAAAGCAAGACCTTATGGATGATGCTAAACAATTTGAAATGGATAGTAACCAAATGCTTGAAATGGAAGATTGGTTTGATGATTTACTTCAAAATCCTTCTAAGCAACAAGATTATAATGGAGACGATAAAGGTAATCAAGATTCTGATTATGTTAATATTGATATAACTGAAGGTTCTACTACTGATGATTATGCTACTAGGGTAGTTCAAGATACTCAAGATTTTAATAAACGAATAGCAACAATAGAAATATTAAATAAAAAGAAACAATATTTATATAGAAGTAGCTACTCACCTAAATGGAAAAAACAAAAAATACAAGCTATTGATTGGGTAATAAATAAATTAAAAGAAGATTTTGAAAAAACATTTGCAAAAGATATTAAAAAAATAAATCCAGATAATTTAAAATATAAAGAGTATGTTCATGTAGAAGAAAGCAATCTTAAAAAATCTGTTGTTCATGCAAACACTATGCATGCTTTACTCAAGCAAACGCCAGGTGGATTTCAATATGACAGTTGGTTTGAATCATTACCTAAAAATGCAAAAGATGATTTAAAAACTATAAAGAATTTTAATCAGCAAACATATGGTTCTAATACATTAATAGACCAAATACTTCCGCATGGAGGTAAAAGTATAGTAACAGATAAAAAGATGTTACAATTTATATCAGAACATTCTACAAGTGTTGCTAATGTATTTGAGTTAAGACAAAAATATTTAATGCAAAAAGTTAATGAGCATGGGTTAAAGTTTTTATATGCATATATGGAGCCTACTAGAAATAGAGATGCAATAGGTGTATTTAATAATAGACCTATATCAATACCATATAAAGAGTCTAAAAGATATAGTCATGGCATACAGATAATGGCAAGTATAGCATCTGGTAAAAAACAATTATCAAATGATATTAATATGAATCAAACTAATCAACAATTAATGGATTTTGCTTTAAGAGCAATGATAGAATCAAATGTTTTTTATAATAAGTTTTTTAATAAAGATATACTTATGAGAAATCAAACAGATGCTCAAATGAATAGAATGGGATTAATGCCTTTTGATATGAATATGCAAAATAGATTAAAAAATAATTTAGAGTTTGGTTGGTTAAATGAAATGCTACCATCAAATAATTTATCTACTATGAATAAATCTGTTGTAGCTTTATATAGAGAAGCAGCCCAAATGTTACCTAATAAAAGTAATGATGATTACACAGCATTTGTAGAAAAATTAAATGATATAGATGAATATGCTTATAAAAGAGATTATATTAATCCATTAAAGTATATGGATATGAGACTATCTTTAGATACAGACTTTATGAATCTTGCAAGAAAAAATATATATAATCAAGAAGGTGAGAACGGATTACCTGAAAATTTAAAAAACAATCCTATGTTTGCACACTTTGATGCAATTAAATTTGAACCTAAACTTGTTAAATCGCCTGCTAAATTAGTAGGAATGTTATCAGCAGTTAATGAAGTAGAAGCATCTTTAAATACAGCAGTAAGACAAATGCCTATGAAAGATAGTGGTATAGAAAAGATAAGAACACTCAAGGAGATACAACAATGTCAGTAGATTGCGGTACTATAAAAAATAAAAAAGCACAACAACTTATTGATGGTATTGAATCTTGGGTAAATAAAGAAGAAGTAGTTAAAAATATACAATCTCCTTATGAAGCTGCAATATCAATGTTTGAAGCAAGATTTCAAATGCCAATAGAAGCATCTGTTTTACTTACACAAGAACAAGGTAGCAATCTAGGATTAACAGCAGGTAGTACAAAAGCATTTTTAAAAGATTTAGATAGTTATGCATCAAGAGTTTCTAAAGGAAAACTAAATGCATTTAATGGATTTGAAGGTTTTATGACTGGTACTTGGTTATCTAAGAATGACCCTGTGTTATCTAAAACTATTAATAATATTCGTGGTATAATGGAAAGTGATAACAAAAGAAAGAATCAATTAGAAACTTCTTTTGCTAGTGTTATACAAAAAATAAAAGTATCAGGACAAATGAGTGGTCGTGATGTAACTAAAGCATTAAAAAGGCATAGAGAACTTGAATTAGAATATACAAAAGCATTGGATTCTGGAGATGCAGATAGAATACAATCTACAAAAGGAGAGTTAAAAAGTTTTGAATCTAAAGGTCCTATTAAAAGTTTTGTAGACTTTGTAAAAATAGTAGAAGATGTAATGCCACAAGCTATTCAAGCAAAATATAATGATGAAGTTGCATTAGCAGAATCAGGATTAAACTCTAAAGAAACTAGAGCTGCTAAAAAAAGAGTAGCAGAATATGATAGTGGAGAAAAGTTAGTCAGGATAGGAAAAGATGAATACTTTTCATATTTAAATCAAGTAGGTGTTCCAGAAAATTTACAAGGAGCAGTAAAAGATTATAATGAAATGATGACTGATTCTTATAAAGACTTACGCAATGGTATTAAAAAAGTTGTTGAGTCTACAATTAAAAGAATAGAAGGAAGGCCTGAGTTTAGAGGAACTACTGAATCATTAAAAAATTTAGAAGAAAAATTAATATCAGAACTAATGCCTAAATATAAAGAGGATGGATATTTCCCTCACTTTGTTAGAGATTTAAATGCTACTATGATGGATGGATTAATGAAGAGCATAGATGATTTAAATACTGCTGATTTAGATTTAGTGAGACAAAAGAAAAGCATAGATGATATTATAGATGATATGAATTTATGGATTACTAATCATGCTAAAACAAGAAGTAAAGATAGTGATTATGAATATAGTAAAAATTTTATTGATGTAGTAAATACATATTTAAATAATGTAAATAAATTTAATACAACAGCATTTTTAAATGATTCATATATGAATGCTTTAAATCATGCTAGAAAAACATATACTGAAAATTCAGACTACTCTAACAAAGTAGTTGAAATGATTAATAGTATACATGGTTCTGTAGGAGGTTCTACTAAACAAGAAGGTTCAGTTGATTTAATTAAAAGAACATTATTAGCATATCAATTTACCAATAAGTTAGGTATTAGTCCGAGGTCAGCAGCTAGAAATGCCACTCAATACTTAATGAATTACGTTACTTTTGGTAGAACTGCTATGAAAGAAGCAAATAAATATCTTGAGCAAAATGACGTACTAGACAGATTTAATCTTGAAGCAGAATTAAAAGATGCTAATTTATTAATGGATACATCAGAAGCAGCGTTAGAATCAGAAGTAAAAGCAGAATCAAGTTCTCCATATAAAATAAGAAAGATGGATGAAAATGGTAAAATAATTTATGCAGATGAAGAAAGTTTTACATATAAAGGATTAAAAATATTTTCTAGAGGTATGAGTACACTAGCACAAAAAAGTTCTTATTTACATAGAACTGTAGAAAATGCAAATAGAAAAGCAACAGCAAAGATAGCTTTTGGTTCTATATATAAAGCAATGGATGAAAGTCCACAATTTATAAAGTTTTTAGAATCTCGAACAGATAGTAAAGGAAGTGTAGAATCTCAAAAGAAAAAGTATGCACAAGCATATGCAAAGAATATGGTAATACTTAATCACTTTGATTATGCTTCTTATGCTAAAGCAAAAAATCTAAGAGAAGGTATAGGTCAGTTTGTATTTCAATTTCAACATTATGGTATGGAATTTCTTGAAAGAAACTATGCAGTATTAAAAGAAGCTAAAGGCGACTATGATGCTCTGGGGGATGATAAGTTTTCTACTTGGTTAAAAGATGCAAGAGGTGTGCATAGAGCAATAAATATGTTTAGTGCTTATTTTATAGCTCCTGCTTTAATAAGTTATCTTACAGGATTAAATCAAACTCTTGTTGAACATACAGGAAAAGAATTATTTGAAGACATATTAAATATATTTACTACAGATTTTGACGATGAAGAATCAATAGAAGAATTAAATAAAAACTTTTATGGTAAAGGATTAATAGGTTCTAAGTTAGGTCCTACATTTGGTACTATATTAGATATAGCAGTAGCATCAGAGTTAGTTAATTCAGATGAAGATTATTTAAATAATATATTATTAAATACTGGCGACTTTACTAATAATGATAATACAGATATATCAGCAAGAAATATTAGATTTTTTAATCAGTTTCTTGGTAGAGCATATGATAGATATATACCGATGGCAGTAAAGAATCCTTATAGTTTAACTACTGCTGTTGCACAAGAATTAACATTGTATCCTAAGAAACAAAGTGAACAATCATTTATGAGAGATGTCGTTCCACCACTAATTAAAGATACATTTCCAGATTATTATTTTGATAGATTGCAAAAGAAAACTAAAAAGAAAAAATATAAAGGGCTACCAATAGCTATTCAAAATTCATTAAGAGAATTGGAACGAGCAGGTAAGAGATAGTACCTGCCCATTCCTTCAGCAAGGAGAAACTAAGCCGAAATTTTTCCTTCTTTAGTTGCTTCCAATATTCCTACTAAACAATCAGTAGCAATAGTAAATTGTTTTAGTATCTTTATTAATGTATCAATGTCTCCTTTTTCAGTTGCTACACTAATAGCCATCTTAATATTATTCATAGTATATATATATGAATTAAAATCTTCTTTATGTTGTTGTAATATCATTTGTCTCTCCTTTTTAATTTAGTTAATGCATCGATTTTATCTTTTAAATTCATATTATCTAATGCAGTTTTTAAAACTCCAAACATTCCTATAAGCACAGCATCAGCAGTATGTAATGTTACTTTCTTTTTTAGTAAGCCTTGTTTATCAATTACTCTTTGTGCAATTAATTTTATTTCTTTTTTCCTACTTACTTTATCTTTTGGTAACTCTAATGACTTCATCCATACTTGTGGAGCAAT